GATCCGGTGACCGGCGACATCGTGCCGGGGTATCGCGCCGCCGGGGTGCGGGTGACGGTGGCGGCGATGACCGAGCAGCCGCTCGACATCGGGATCAAGGTGACGCTGTTCACCGGCTACACGATCGACGACGCGCTGCGCCAGCAGATCAGCGAGGCGCTCACGCTGCAGCTGGCTGCGGTGCAGTCCGGCGGGGTGTTCTACGCCGAGCAGATCATCGAGGCGGCGCTCGCCGGCCGCGGCGTGGCGAACGCGCTCACCACGAACGCGGCGAACACGCCGTGTCCGGCCAATGTGGCGCTGACGCTGGGCACGCTCACGATCGGCAGCATCGGCTGATGCTCGACCGCCTGCTCGCGTCGCTCTATAGCGCCTTCGACAAGGGGGCGCAGGAGCAACTCGCGCTGCGCCTGACGCACCCGCAGGGCGTGGCGTGGACCGTCGCCGACCGCGTGCTGAGAGTGCAAACAGAGTCTAATCAGACTCTATTCAGCATGCCGCTCACCGACGCCACCATCGACGACGTGGCCGAGGCGGCGGCCGACGCGGGATGCACGGTCGCCTACCAGAACCCCGAATTGAGCTCGCGCGCGGCCGACAGCCTGCTCGCCGGAAGCGGGAGCGAGTCGCAGAGCAACGGCGACCACCTCTACGTGTACGGGTCGCTGCTGTGGGCGCTGATGGACTCGTTCGCGGTCGGGCTCGAGGTCGCCGAGCGCAACGCCATCATCGAGGGCCTGAAGCAGGCGTACCTGCACAGCGCGGCCTCGGATTGGCTCGACTACTGGTTCAGCTTCTTCGGCATCCCGCGCGAGGCGGGGGAGAACGACGACGAATACCGCCAGCGGGCGATCATCGAGATCGTGCGCCCCCGCAACAACGCGATGGCGATCAGCAAGGCGGCGCAGGAGATCTTCGACGCCGACCTCTACGTGCGCGAGCCGTGGAAGGAAATCTTCATCCTCGACGAGTCGACGCTGTCCGGCGCGCACCACATGCAGGACGGCAGCTACTACACGTGGACGGTGATTCAGCCGATCCTGCTGACTGCGGTGTCGGCCGCGACGCGGGCGCGGATCCTCGCCATGATCAACCGCAACCGCGCGGCCGGGGTGCTGGTGATCGACCCGTTCCCGCCGTCGTTCCAGCATGTGCGGCTGGCGTGGCCGCCGAGCGTCGCGGTGGGATGGCTGCACCAGGCCGAGCACGGCGCGGCGGCCGACCGGCGCGCGGCGGTGCTGTCGTCGTCGCTGACGCTTTCGGACAGCCGGCCGCAGCAGCTAGTCGATTTCCAATTCCGGTACTTCGGCCTGCGCCGCTACGCCGCGCACGCGACCACGCTGCGCTACCACCCCGGCCGCTACTGGCGCGACAGCGGCGGCTGGGTGCACCAGCCGTGGCACCAGGGCAACTTCGAAGCCGAACTGCGCGAACTGCCGCCGTGAGTCGCTCGTGTCGTGACGGCACCATAGCCTGCAACACTTGAGGACCGACCATGCCTGCCATTTTCACCGACTCCTCGGGTCCGGCCGCGGCCCTCGCCTTCCAACTCGCGGGGCTGCAAATCGCGTGGGGGAACGGCGATCCGGCGTGGGATGCCGACCCCGTACCGCCGCCCGCAGAGGCGACGGCGCTGGTCGCGGAGATCGGCCGGCGGCGCGCCAGCGTGGCGCTGTTCTGCACGCCGGACCCCGGCGGCGAGCTTGTCGTCAACGACGGCCGCTACACCCAAAGCGCCACCCCGACCAACAACCTCTACGTGGCGGCGTCGTTCGACAACGCCGACGGCGTGGGCGAGGAAATCCGCGAGGCGGCGGTGTACATCGGGACCACGATCAAAAACACCGTGCCGGTCGAGCAGTCGTACTACGCGCCCAACGACATCCAATCGCAGGGGCAGATGCTGCTGATCGACCGCTTCACCAAGTACGACAAGACGGTCGACTTCCGGGTCGAGATCGCCTTCGTGCTCACGCTCTAAGAGGAAGCCATGCCCCCTGTCGAACGCCCCGCTGGAGTGTATGACCGCTTCGACGCGAGCAAGCAGTACGAGTCGCACCTGTTCGTCGCCGGCCGCGTGCTGCAGAGCGCCGAGGTCAACGAGATCCAGACGCTCGCCGCCTACCGCCTGAAGGGCCTGGGCGACGCGCTGTTCAAGGATGGCGACATCGTCCGTGACGGCAAGATGATCGTCGGCGCGGTCGACCCCGACGTCGACACGGTGACCGTGTTCTGCGAGGGCGGCGCGGTGTACGTGCGCGGCGCGGTGCGCGGCATCCCCGAGCGCGACTTCACGGTGCCCAAGGTCGGCAGCTTCGCCGTCGGGGTGCGGCTGGTCGAGTCGATCGTCACCGCCATCGACGACGACGACATCCTCGATCCGGCGATCGGCCTGCGGAACTACCGCGAGCCCGGAGCCGAGCGGCTCAAGGTCGACGGCACCTGGTCGAGCGACGAGGAAGATGGGGGCGACTTCTACCCCATCTATTACATCGACGAGGGCGTGCCGCGCCCGCGCGAGGCCCCGCCGGATTTCGACACGCTCTCGCTCGCGCTGGCGAAGTACGACCGCGACAGCGCCGGCGGCACCTACGTGGTGAGCGGCATGGAAGTGCACGCCGACCCCGACGACGTGGACGGCAAGCAGGTGTATGTCGTCGACGCGGGATCGGCTCGGGTCTACGGCTGGCCGCTCGAGAGCACGGTGTCGCGGAAGGTGACGTTTGACGCCGCGCCGTTCGCGCGCACGATCACCGCCGAGCCGCACCTCGCATCGGGCGGCACCGAGCGGGTGAACACCGACCGCAGCCCGATCAGCAACATCGCCACGGTCACCTGCACGAAGGAAGTGACCGAAACGGTGGTGCACGGCTCGTTCCTCGGCGCGACCGACCCGCTCGCCAATGGCAGCGTGCTATCGGTCATCGAGGTCAAGCAGGGCGGCACCACCTACACGGTTACCACCGACTACCTCGTCACCGCGGGCCAGATCAACTGGTCCCCAGGCGGCGCGGAACCGGCGACCGGATCGTCGTACACGGTGAAGTACCGCTACATCGCCGTGGTGACGCCCGAGAGCCCCGACACGACCGGCTTCTCGGTGACCGGCGCGGTGGCGGGCACGCTGATCGAGGCGACGTACTCGTACTACGTTCCGCGCTACGATCGCCTGTGCCTCACGCGCGACGGCTTCTTCGTGTGGATCAAGGGCGTGAGCGCGGACTACAACGCGGTGGTGCCGCCGATTCCGCCCGACGTGCTGGCGCTCGCACTCGTCTACCAGACGTGGGATGCCAACCGGGTGACCACGATCGACGGCCCGCGCACGGTGACCATGCCGGTGCTCGCCAAGATTCAGGGCCAGCTTGACCGGCTGATCCAGCTGCAGGCGATCGAGGGCCTCAAGGCCGACGCCAACATCCGCGACACCGCGTTCAAGAAAAGCGTGTTCGTGGACCCGTTCATCGACGACTCGATGCGCGACGCTGGGGTGAGCCAAACCGCCATGATCGTGGCGAATGCGCTGCTCACGCTGCCGATCGCGCTCGACTCGACGCCGGTGTCGGCCGACGTCGCCAGCGCGCAGTTCCTGACCAACACGCTCGCCTCGGTGATCGCGCAGCCGCTGCGCACCGGCTCGATGCTGATCAACCCGTACCAGGCGTTCACGCCGATGGCGGTCGAGGTCACGCTGACCCCGCCCATCGACAACTGGAACACGGTCACCACGTCCGACCCGCAGAAGTGGCTCTTCGACCAGTTCCTCAAGGCGGGCATTCCGGCGGCGTGGATGTCGAGCAAGGTGCTGCAGGTGTCGCCGCCGCAGCCGGCCGAGTTTCTGCGGGAGATCACCGTCCACTTCGCCATCAAAGGCTTCCTGCCGGCCGAGGATCTGAGCCAAGTGCAATTCGACGGCATCACCGTCGCTGCGACGTAACGGAGTCACCATGACCATCACCGCTGACGGCTCGGGCAACCTGTCGGGACAATTCACGATCCCGGCGAACGTGCGCGCCGGCACCAAGAAAGTGGACTTCGCTGGGTCCGAGGGCAGCGTCGGCAGCGCGCAGTACACGGGCGCGGCAACGCTGACGCAGGAGGTCGTCCACCGCACGCTGACGGTCCCGCAGCGCACCTCGATCGACCCGCTGGCACAGACCTTCAGCATCCCGGCGCGTGCACAGATCGGCGGCATCGACCTCTGGATCGAGGCGAAGGGTACCTCGCCGATCGAAGTGCAGATCCGCGAAACCGAGGTCGGATTCCCGACCAGCAAGGTGCTCGCACGCGCGCGGCTGGTTCCGGCGTCGATCACCGCGGGCGCGCTCAACCGCTTTTCCTTCCCGTGGCCGGTGACGCTGCAGGCGAACCAGGAGTACGCGCTCGTCGTGATGTGCGACGACGCCGTGGGATCGTGCGGCATCGCCGAGCTCGGCAAGGTCGATCTGGTGTCCGGCGCGTGGGTGACATCGCAGCCGTACTCGATCGGGGTGCTGCTGTCGTCGAGCAACGCGTCAACGTGGACCCCGCACCAGGCGGCCGACCTCACGTTCAAGCTGCTGAAGTGCACCTTCACCTCGCTGTCGCGCACCATCTCGCTCGGGCAGGTGGCCGTGGTCAACGCCACCGACCTCGTGGTCTTTGCGATGACCGAGATGCCGGACGAGTCGACCAGCATCATGTTCCAGCTGACGCTGCCCGACGCGAGCGTGCTCACGGTTGCCGCCATGCAGCCGGTGAAACTGACGGCGGGGATCACCGGCAACGTGCTGATCAGCGCGCTGCTCGCCGGCAGCGCCGATTTCAGCCCCATCCTGTGGCCGTCGACGCAACTGGTGCACGGCGTGCTGGCGACCACCGGCACCTACGTCACGCGCGCGATGCTCGCCGGCAATCCGGCCCGCGTGCGGGTGATCTACGATGGCCTGCTGCCAGCAGGATCCGCGTGCCTCGTCGAGGTCAAGGGCATCGACGGCGGCGACACCTACGTGACCGTGCCGTCGATCGCAACGCAGGCGATGGACAACGGCTTCGTCGAGTTCACGCACGAGCTCTCGTCGATCAATGAGGCGTCGGTGCGGGTGCGCCTGACGCTGTCCGGCACCGCCGCGGCGCGGCCCTACGTCCGCAATTTCCGCATGCTGGTGATGTGAGCGCACGGCTATGATCGACGACCGCACCGAGCACCTCGACCTTCCGCTGCCGAACACCGACAACCTCCTCGACGAGGACGTGGTGCGGCTGGTCGCGGCGATCAACGCGATCGACGCCAAGTTCGCCGCGCTCGACACGCTGCTGGCATCGCCCGACGTCGCGCTCGACACGATCCAGGAGATCGTCGCCTACATCAGCGCCAACCGCGCCGACATCACGGCCATCCTGACCGCCAAGCTCGCGGTGTCGGTCTACGTCGACCGCGTAAGCCCGTACACGGCGGCGGTGATGAACTACAACCCCGGCACCGGACGGCTGACCTCGATGACCGAAACGCTGGTCAGCGGCGGCACGCGGGTGACCACGCTCACCTACAACGGCGACGGCACGGTGAACACGGTGCGCACGCAAACCGCGTCCTATGACCGGATGGAGACTGTGACCTACTCCAGTGGCAAGGTCGCGTTCGTCACCGTGGTCGAATAATCGGGGCCCCCAATGATCGCGTTCCTCGCCAATATCTACAACTCAGTGCTCGACCTCCTGTCGCGGCTGACGGCCACGCGCGCCGGATACCTCGATCGGCTCGACGCCACGATCAGCAGCCGCGCCGACGGCGCGCAGTACACCAGCGGGCGGGCGGCGCTGATCGACCGCCTCGACGCGCTGGTAAGCTCGCGCGCCGACGCGACCTACTACACGCAGGCGCGGGCGGCGCTGATCGACAAGCTCTCCGCCGGCCTCGGGCGCTCGCGCGCGCTCGAGTACGACACCCCCGGCACCTACACCTTCACCTGGCCCGACGGCGTCGAAATGGTCGAGGTCGACGGCTGCGGGAACGGGGCCAGCGGCGGCGGCTACAACACCACGGCAGGCAAGGGCGGCGGCGGGGGTGGTGCGGGCAGCGGCTGCGTCGGCTTCAAGCTGATGCGCAACGGCGCGACCACGACCACGATCACCATCCCAGCGGCGGCGACCGGGGTGGGCAACAACACCAACGGCAACGACGGCGGCGACGTCACGGTGGGATCCGGACTCACGCTGACCGGCGGCAGGGCAGGTACCTTCGGCGACGCCACCAACTGCGGCGCAGGCGGGCAGGGTGGCCTGCCGTGGGGCGGCGCTGGCGGCGCAAGCTCGGGCAGCATCACGGCGAACAGCGGCACGTCGACCACGGGCTGGACGTGGGTCGCCCCAGGCGGCGGCGGCGGCAACGGCAACGGCGGCTACGGCGGCTTTGCCGGATTCCATTCCGGCGGCAGCAACCGCGGCGGCGGCGCGTCGTGGTTTGGCAATGGCGGCACCGCCCGATCGGCCGGCACCAGGGGCGGTGGCGGCGGCGGCAGCGACATCAGCGGGCAGAACAGCGGCGCAGGGGGCGTGGGGTACGTGAGGCTGCGGTGGTTTGGCTGATCCGCGCGATGTGACAGCGAGGCGACCACATGGGCTTCGGTCACACCTACCTCGATCTGATCGTGAAGTGGTGCCCGCTCGACCACTTCTTCACCAACCCGTACCACCTCGCCGGATCGGTGCTGGCGCGGCTGGTCATCAACGGCGTGACGCTCACGTGGGCGGCGATCATCCTGTTCACGAAGGACGCGCTGGTGCGCTCGGGCTCGCGGTACGCCTTCGTCACCGAATACATCGCCGAGGACTCGATCGCCGCCACGCTGGCAGTGATCTGCCTCCTCCACCTGCTGCTGATGTGGCGGCATTGCCGCCCGAACCCGATGATCAACTTCGGGTACGCGCTGCTCACCTTCGCGTGGGGATTCGCGTTCTTCTCGATCGTCGGGCGACCAGGCCCAGTGCAGGCGACCTCCGCTACGTGCACGCTGTGGGTCGCGCTGATCGCGCTCTACGCGTTCCTCGACGCCAAGCCCGTCCGCGTCGCTGGCGAGCCATCCGTTTGCGTAACCGGCCACGTCACTGGCACGAATGGACAATGAGCCGCACAACGTATGGGCCATCGTGGCAGCGGCAGTGGTAACCGGAGCGGCAGCGCTTTGGAAAGTCTGGTTCGCGGTGCGCAAGGATGCGCGCACCGATGCGGCGAGCGGCGAGATTCAGGGCGGGTACTCGGTCGCCTTCAAGAATCTGCGCGACGAGGTCGCGCGGCTCTCCGCCAGCGTCGCCGAACTGTCGAAGGCCCTCGACACCGAGCGCGCCGCGCGCTACGCGGCCGAGTCGCGTGCGCTGACCGCCGAGTGGCGAGCAGCGAACGCGGAGGGCGAGGTCGCCGACCTCAAGGCGAAGGTGGCGCTGCTGGAGCTCGACATCAAAAAGCTGCGCCCCGCGAGCAAGTAGGGCCGACCCACGCAACCCACGAGGTGCCACCATGTCCGACTTCTTCCACGAGCGCGTCCGGCCGGCGCTGATCCGCATGTTCGCGTGGTTCCCGCGCGACTTCGTGATCGGCCTCGCCCGCTTCTTCCGCCTCTTCCAATGGCTGGTCTTCACCGCCATCCTGTGCGCGCTGGTGTTCTACGAGCGGCCGTCGCAGATCCCCGTCTACATCGACCACCTCGCCAAGATCACCACCGCCGCCTACATCGCCTATTGGGTCGACGTGACCCTGTACTCGAGCCCTTGGGCGCAGGCCCCGCACGGGGGGCCACCGAACCCCGTCACCGCGGCGCGGATCATCGCCCGCGCGCTGATCTTCATCGGCTGCGCCTACGCGATGGGCGCGCTGGGGTGAACCGGCTCGCCAGCGCGATCGCGCTCCTGCTCGCGCTCGCCGGCTGCGGCGGCGGGAGCACCGACACGTCGCACCTGCCGCCGCTGGTAAGCCACGCTGAAGCCTCGGTGGCGCTCGACGGCTCGCCAGTGGCAGCTAGACAGTACCGCGAGCTCCTGACGGGCGCTGTGCGCCGCGTGTGGGGCCTGGATGGGCCTGTCCCAACGATGGCGGGCCAGGTCGAGCAGGAGTCGGGCTGGAACCCGAATGCCACCAGCCCCGTGGGCGCGCGCGGGCTGACGCAGTTCATGCCGGGAACCGCCACCGACGTCGCGCGCCGCTACCCCGACTTGGGGCCGGCGGCACCGCTCAACCCGACGTGGGCGCTGTACGCGATGGCGCTCTACAACAAGGAAATCTTCGACGGCGTGACCGCGCGCGACGAGTGCAATCGCTGGGCGTTCACGCTCGCCGGCTACAACGGCGGGCCGGGATGGGTGAAGCGCGACAAGGTTCTAGCGGCGCAAACAGGTCGTGACGCTAACGTGTATTGGGGATCGGTCGAACAGGTGAACGCCGGCCGGACCGCCGCCGCCTTCGCGGAGAACCGCGGCTACCCCGAGCGCATCCTGCACCGGCTGCAACCGAAGTACGTGGCGTGGGGCCGCACCGTCTGCCTGTAGAGGTCGAGCATGCCGATTACACTGATCATCGCCGCCGTGATTGGGATCGTGGGGATCCTGGGCTACGGCACGATCCAGGTGCAGCACGCCAACAACGTGAAGCTGGTGACCCAGCGCGACGCGGCCTACAACGCGAACAAGTCCTACCAGGCCGACATGAAGCGCATCGACCAGCAGTGCAAGGATGCGACGAAGGTGCTGCTCGACCTCGCCACGAAGAACGGGCAGCGCGCGGCGGCGCTACAGAAGCAGCTGGCCGCCAACCGCGCCGCGGCGGGGCCCGAGCGCGCGAAGATCGACGCCGACCAGAAGATCATCAACGACCCGACGCTGCGGTCGAAACAGGAGCAATGCGATGCGATCGCTGATATTGCTGCTCGCTGGGCTGCTGACAGCCTGCGCGACAACGGAGCCGCTGGTCAGCCACGCTGACAGCACGCCCGTGCCGGTCCCCGTCGAGCAACCGTGCCCGCCCGCCGCCGACCAGATCCCGGTGCCGCCGAAGTCGCGCGCCGTTCCGAACGGCACCGCGCTGCAGAACGTCGCCGCGATGGATGCCTATGCCCGCGAGTCCCGCCTCTACCAGCAGGATGCGGCGGCGATCTTCGCTAAATGCCAGAAGGAGTCACCGTGAACGCTCTTCGCCTTGCCGTAGCCCTCTCGCTCACCCTGCAGCCGCTGCTCGCATTCGCCCAGGACGAGGGCGGCGTGTCGCTGCTCAACCCGTCGTTCATCCTGCAGGCGATCATCATCCTGCTGCTGGTGGTGGTGGTGGTGTTCGTGATCCGGATGCACAATGCCGGGGTGTCGAACGCCGATCTCCCCAAGCAGGTCGAGCTCAAGGGCGAGGCGCTGGTCGACACCGCGCGCGACAAGCTGGTGGCGTTCCTCATCGCCGAGCTTCCGAAGCTGCCGCCGTCGGTGCTGCAGAACAGCGTGGTGGCGGCGATCAAGGCCGAGGCCGAGCGCGCCAGCGCGAACATGACGCTGAAGGACGCGTACTTCGACCGCGACGAATTGGTGGCCGACATCACGCGCATGCCGGCCACGTTCAACGCCACGGTGTACCTCGACGACGTGCTGAAGCACGAGGGCACCGGCCAGGAGATCCGCTACTACACGCAGCCGAAGGTGCCGTTCAACGTGACCAAGACCAAGCCGCCGGCACCGCCGGCACCGACGGCGAACGTCGGCACCGCGTCGACGGCGTGACGATCAACGCGGGGTAGCTCAGATGGCAGAGCGTGGGACTCATAATCCCGAGGTCGGTGGTTCAACTCCACTCCCCGCATCCGTACCATGAAGCGCATCACCAGCAGCGCCGCGAAGCAACTGGTCACCGACTACGACAACGTCACCTACGACACGGGGCGTTGGCTGGGGATGGTCGCGGTGCTGGCGATCCTGTTCCTCGCGGGCTGGGACGTGATCGTGAACCACCACGAGTTCAAGGCCCAGGACGTCGGCATCGCGGTCGCCTCGGTGATCAGCGGCATCGGCATCTACCTCATTGGCGACAATCGACGGCCGGTGCAGCCGCCCCAGCAGGGCGTCGATATCGAACAGGGGCGGTAGGAGAGAACGATGAAATATCTGCTCGAGTTCGACACCGACACCAAGGCCGCGCGGGTGGTGACCGCCGACGGCGCGAGCGCGCCTGCCGCCGAGCCGACGCCCGCCGATCCGGCCTACGCGACGCAGTACGTCGACAAGCCGTGGCCGCATCTGATCCAGATCGCCGGCCTGCAGATCATGGCGAAGGCCCCGATCAATCCGGCGTGGAAGCCGGGGATGACCGATTACATCTTCGGTCAGGCACCGTCGTTCGTGTGGGACGGTGCCAACGGCGACACGTTCGACCCGCCGCGGCCGCTGCGCAGCCCGATGGGCTTCCCGCAGGGCTGGGTCGTGGTCGACGGCGTCGAGATCGGAACCATCAACGTGTACTACGAGGGCAAGGCGTTCAACAGCGACGAGGAAGTGATGGACTACATCCGCCGCGTGAACGCGCGCGACGCCGCGCTGGCCGAAGGGCCGGGGTGGCAGCAGGTGTGGGACGCGTACCAGCAGCGCTCGAGCACGCCGGTGGCCGCGCCAGCGGGCGGCACGGCGGTCCCGGTCGAGCAGGGCTGACCGCCGTGAAGCGCTCGCTGCTGCTGGCCGCGCTGCTTGCCGCGGTGCCGCTACCGGCGGCGAGCGCCCCCATCACGTTCGTGTCGCAGTGCGCGGACGTGTACTTTCGGCAGGTCGCCACGGGGCTCGAGGTGCGCTGCCGCTCGACCGGCACCAGCGTGCCGGCGTGGATCACCATCGGCGGGTGTCTCAAGGCGACCGCCGCGCTGGATCCGTTCACGCAGACCTACAAGGTCACGTGCGGCCCCGGCTCCTTCGCGCAGCCGGTGACGCAGATTCAGGTGAAGCGGTGAGGCTGCACCGCGTCTCCGACGAGTTCGTGGCCTTCCGCTGCCCAGGCTGCAGCGAGTCGCACATGCTGCGCATCGCGCCGCCGGCGCGGCCGTGCTGGGGGTGGAACGGCGACATGGAGCGCCCGACCTTCGACCCGAGCATCAAGGTCGAAGGCACCGAGCGCCTGACCGACGACGAGTACACGCGGGTGATGGGCGGCGAACTGATCCCGCCCCGCTTCACGGTGTGCCACTCGTTCGTGCGCGAGGGCCGGATCGAGTTCCTGTCCGACTGCACCCACGCGCTCAAGGGGCAGACGGTCGAGCTCCCCGAGTGGCGCGACGACGACTAGCGCAGGAAGTGCCCGCCGAGGAAGGCGAGCGCGGCCGCCCAGCACACGATGAAGATGATCGGGTCGAGCAGGTTGGGTAACCAGCCCGTCTCCCGCTCCCGCAGGGCGAGGTAGCCGAACGGCAGCAGGAACAGCACGAGCGGCACCAGCCACCAGGCGAGCGTGATCGTCACTTGGGCACGCTCCGCTTGGCGACGGCGCGGTCGATGCGATCGATCTCGGCCAGGATGAGTGCGCCGGCCTTCACGAGGTTGCTGCGCCGGTCGAGCTTCGGCTTCCACCACTTGTCGGCCCACGGCCAGAGGTCGCGGTAGACCACGTAGGACTCGTGGGCGCGACCGACCGCCTCCACCGCCTTGAACACCCGCACGGGCGACGCGTAGCACGCCGCCGCGCGCGCGATCTCGCCATTGGCGTGGGCGTCGTCGTGCGCGGCATCGAACTCCTCGCCGACGATCTGGCGCTGGCGCTCGTCGATCACGTCACGCACCGCCTGCGACGACCCGACCACCCAGCGCCCGAGCTCGTCGTCGTAGTGGCTCAGAACGGGCTTTGTGCACAGCGGGCACGGATCGACGTAGCCGTGGAGGTCGCAGGTGGTGGCATCGGCATCGGTCATTGCGGGACTCCTTTCAGGGCGTAGCGCCCGACGTCGAGCGCGCGGAAGGTGCAGGCGTAGTGGCGCAGGGTCTGCCGGATTTTCTCCCGCCAGAACTCGGTGCGGCTCGGGCGGTTGCCCTCAAGCTCGCTGTAGATCTGCGACAGCGTCGCCTCGCCGCCCAGGTGGCGCAGCGCGATCTCGCACACCGCGCGCCAGTGCGAGCCGCGGGTGGCCGCGAGCGCGTCGCGGTACGGCCGGCGCATGGCGAGCAAGTCAGCGGTCTCGCGGTAGAGCGCGTAGCCGACCAGCAGCCGGCGCGCGTCCTTGCTGAACAGGGCGAAGGTGAGCGGCAGCCGCATGCGGGTGTGGAAGGCGTTGCGCGGCAGCAGTTCGTGCGCGATCGACCAGCGCTCGGCGTAGCGCGCGGTGCGCCCAGCCGTCTGGAAAAAGTACACCGGCAGGATGAAGCCGGCGCGCCCGCCTTCCGGCAACAGGGTGTGGCAACGGTCGAGCATCGCGTCGAACACGCTCGCCACGAACGGCGGGTTGCCGATGATCGCCGTGGGCACGAAGTCGAGCGGCGCGGTGCGGAAGTCGCCGACGATGACCTCGCGCCCGCTCTCGGCGGCCGCGATCGCGGCGACCGCAGGGTCGATCTCGACCCCGACGGCGCGCGCGGCGCGCGGCACCGCCCGCAGGAACGCCCCGACGCCGCACGACGGCTCCAGCACGGTGTCGGCAAGGTCGAGGCGCGGGAAGTGCCGCTCCACGAGCGCCTCGGCCACCCACAGCGGGGTGAAGAACTGGCAGAGGCTCACGCGGCGCGCGCGGCGCGCAGCCGCTTGATGAGGTCGGCAAGCTGCCGGCGGTCGAGCTCGACAGCCCCGAGCTTCACCGCCAGCACGCGCTTCGATGTGCAAATGTCGTAGTGCGGCGTGCTCCCGCGATCCTGGAACCAGCGCCGCTGCACGCCGATCGCGTCGGCCATCGCGTGGAGCTCGGCCTCGGTATCGGCGAGCATGTGGCACATGATCATGCGGCCGAAGCGGTGCTGCGCGGCGTCGACGTAGACGCTCACCCGCCGGCCCGCACTTGGTGCCACCAGCCCGTCAGCGGCACGATGCGCTCGGGGTTGAGATCCGGAAGCCCGACGCTCACCCCGAAGCGCGCGGCGTTGAGCATGGCGTTGACCGCGCCCAGCGCCTCGATCGACTCGCGCAGCACAGCCGCTTCGTCGCTGTCCTTGTCGAGCACGATCAGCACCGCGCCGAGCGCCGAGCGGAACGCCAAGTCCTCGTCGCCGCCCATGAACATCGTGTCGCGCTGCTGCATGTAGCGCATCGCCGCCTTGCACTTCGCCTCCAGCGTGTCGCCGACCACCTTGTCGCGCGCGGCGGCGGCGTACAGGTTCAGCAGCACGTCGCTCTCGCTCTTCACTTCGGATGCCTCTGCTCGGTGGCCCACTCTTCCGGCACGAAGCGCTCCCATTGGCAACCGGCGCTCGGCTCGTGCTGCCCACGGCACACCGTCGCCGAGCCGTCGGCGTTGATGACGATGTTCCAGCGGTTGTGCAGGTGCGCCGGCACCGCCGTCGCCGCAAGCTGCTGCTCGAGCTCGGCGATGCGCGCGGTCAGGATGTGATTCGGCTGCATCGACGAGTCGAGCAGGACCGCACGCGTGCGGTCGCCGAGCGACTCCCACTTCTCGCGCGTGATCCCATCGGGGAGGTCGACGGTGGCTTGCGGCGCGTCGAACAGACCAGGCGACGGCGGCGGGGCCGGCGGCGCGAGCGCGGTCAGCGTGGCGAGCACCGCCTCCATCGCCGCGATCTCGTAGTCGGCGAAGCGGCCGGTCATCTGCCCTTCCGACACCCGCCGCGCGTAGACGTGGCGGCGCATCTTGAGCTCGCGCTCGACGCACTCGATCTGGCTCTGCAGCGTGAACCCGACGGTGCTGGTCATAGCCGCACCTCCAGCACCTCGCCCGTGCGCGCCGCGATGGCACGCGCACGCTTGATGAGCAACTCGGCGAGATCGACCGCCTCCTGCGCGCTGAAGCCGATCCACGCCACCGGCTTGGTGAACTCGATCTTTACCACGCGGCCCTCGCTGCTGACCGCCATCGCCAGCGCGCCCTCGTCCTGCGGATTGAGCCTACCGTCGGGGAACTCGCCGAGCAGCTTCTTCACTTCCTGGGACAGCGCCACGCGGCGCTCCGGATCCATCTGGTCTGGACTGCTGCCGTGGTGGCTCATTTCTTTTTCCCGAGCAACAGCACGAAGATGGCGATCAGCACCGCGAGAATAGCGACGCTCATGATTTGCCTCCGTTGCGTTGGCGATGCCACTCCTTGACGCCGGCATCCGTAGCGCGCTGCCGCTCGCCCGACGCCTTGTCGAGCACCGTGCGCTGCAGCTGGTGAAACTTCTCGCCCGGCAGTAGCTGCCGCATGCCAGCGATCAACCCAACCTGCGACGCGCTCTCGGCGTGCATCCCGCTGCCGATCAACTCGCGGCAGTGCTCGCGGTAGGGCACGATCGCGCGCCAGCCGTTGTTCTCCATGTGGCGCAGCACCGAGGCGTTGATCTCGGCCGCCGCAGGCGCGGTTTCCGGCGTGAGCAGCAGCATACCGGCGAACGCGTAGTCGCGGCAGTCGTAGTCGCGGCACGCCGCCGGCCGCGTCGCGTAGATGCTGCAGTCGCCGTCGACCAGCATCGGGCACTCGCCCGACGGCAGCGGCATCAGCACGGCGTGCTTGCCGACCTTGGTGTGCGGGATGGTCTTGGCCTCCTCGGCCGACAGCCCGATGACGTAGGCGTTGCGGCAGCAGCCGCGGCACGAGCCGCACTCGGCCGTGCTCTCGCCGTTGACCAGGGCGCGCCAGCGCGACTCGAGGTAGCGCTCGATGAGGATGGGGTCGCGCAGCGGCAGCAGCTGCCGCTCCTCGCGCTCGCCGATCATGCGTCCTCCTTGGCGGCGAACGACACCTCGCCGAACGCGTCGGTGAGGCGCTCCATCGCGCGCCGGCGCTCGCCGGTCGCCCAGGCAGCGGGCAGCGCGAGCGCGGCGTCGATGACCGCGCGCACCTCCTTGGCGACCGGCGTGGCGGTGTCGAAGCCAGCGGCGATCGCCACCTGATCGCGCAGCGACGCGATCTCGGCCCCGAGCGCCTTCACGGCATCCTCGGGGAACGGGAACTGGTGCTGCAGCGCGTCGACGTTGATGGTGCCGTCGGGCAGATATGGAATATTGGTCACAGCACCATCCAGACAGTGCAGGCGCGGCCGCTGTCGCCCTTGCGGGTGACGGTCACGTCGTCGACCACGAGTGGAGTGATGAGCTTGCGCTCCTCCAACTCGGAGAGCCGCCGCCACACCTGTTGCGGGGTGAGCGGCGTAGCGGTCCTGACGCTCGCCGCAGCGATCTCGTAGAACGTGGCAGGGCCGATGCGTCGCAGGGTGTCGAGGATGATGCGCTGGTGCGCGTGACCAACCGGCTCCATCGAGGCGGCCGCAGCCTTGCTCGTGTCCCGATCGGCGCGGCGCGCGCGCTTGGTGAAGTCGGTGGTCGGCGGTGGAGCGACAACCCCCGCCGAAGCGGGGGTCGTCAACCCGTCGAACAGATCGCGGGTTTTCACGGCAGCGTCACGACGCGTGGTGAGCGTAGACGCGCTCGCGCACCGCCGGACCCGAGCGCGGGCTGTTGCCGCCGCTGGTCGTCGCGTACTGCAGTTCCGACGGCAGCTTCGGCAGCTTCCAAACCTCGATCTCGGCGCGCTGCAGCGTCTTGATGGCGCGACGGTCGATGAAGGCGCGGATCGCGGCACAGGTCTTGAAGTACTGATCGACGCGACCGCCGATGCGACCCGACAGCCACACGTCGCGCAGCACCGTCGCCGCCTTGTCCGCGTTGCTGTTCAACTGCCCCGTGCGCATGATGTCGAGCATCGAGCGCAGCGCGGCCTCGTCGTCGGTGCCGTACCACGCGCGCACGAACGCGCAGCACATCGCGGCCGTCAATTGCTTCTTCATCGGCCGACAGGCGTTGCGCGCCTCGATCGAGAAGTCGATGCCGTCCTTGTAGAACTCGTACCACCCGTTGACCGTCGGGAACGGCAACGCGATGGTCGGGGCCGTCACGCCGGGAACGAGCGTGCGCGCGACGGTCCAGACGAACGGATCGGCATCGCTGCCGGCGTAGTGCGCGTCGTCCTTCAAGTCGCGCACCAGGCCGTGATCGATCGCCGTCACCGCCTCGTCGTCGAGCCCGCGGGTAACGAACATGTCGGCCGCGATGTTGGTCTCGATGACCGCCCACAGCCGGTGCTGCCCGTCGCACAGCCAGCCGCCCTCGTGGAAGGCGATGCCCTGGTGCGTGAGCCGGAAGCACTTGTTGCGCAGCAGGGCCGAGAATCGATCCACGTTCGACTGCCGGATCGCGCGGTTGCTGCGGTACAGATTGAGGTAGCGCTCCGCGACCTTCGCGTCGATGCGCTCCTTCACTACGGTGACGTTTGCCATGAGACTCTCCAGTTTGAAGTTAGCGACGATCGGCGCGGCCCAACCGGCGAGCCAGCGAGTGATCCGCATCCGGCGAGAACGAGCACGAGATGAACGGAATGTCGTCGTCGAAATCACCACCACCGGCCGCGCGCCGAGATCCGGCCCGCGCACCTTCCTCCCGAGCAGGCGCGGCAGGCCGCGTCGCCGGACGCTCGCCACCCGAGTCGCCACCGGCAGAATCGCCGCGCGAGCCGAGCAACTGCATGCGATCACCGACCACCTCGGTCGAATACTTCTCGACGCCGTCCTTGTCGGTGTATTTGCGCGTGGTGAGCCGCCCCTCGATGTAGCAGCTGCCGCCCTTCTTGAGGTACTCGCCCGCGACCTCCGCGATGCGCCCGAACAGCACCACGCGATGCCATTCGGTTTTTTCCTGCTTCGCCCCGCTCTTGTCCTTCCACGATTCGGTCGTGGCGAGCGAGAGCGTGGTCACCGCGTCACCGCCGGTCGTGTAGCGCGTGGTTGGATCCTGCCCCAAATTTCCGATCAAAATGACCTTATTAACGGAAGCCATTTTTCCCCCTCAAGGCCGGACCAGCGCCACGATGCCCGCGACACCCAGGGCGCAGATTCAACAGCGACACCGGATTCGTCCTGCCGCGCACAACCCGATCCATCACGTTGTCGCGGTGCGAACCGGACAGCAAGTGGCGTGGATTTACGCAAACAGGGTTGTCGCACGAATGGCGAATCACGACAGGCGAGTCGATCGGAGAGCCGGTGCTCAACGCCCAACTCACGCGATGAGCCTTGTAGGGCGGGGCCCCATGACGCGACGACATGATCCCGTACCCACCTGTCGTCTTGGCTCCCAGCCACGGCCAGCACTCGTGCTCGCCGCCGACCGAAACTTTCGGCCAAAACCGAGCCTCCACACTTTTCTCCATTGCACACCTCCACAGAACGCCGGGACCACCCCGGCGAAATCAAACCGATGTGAGCGAGAACGACTGCCGCCCATCGAGGCCGCTGATCGTCAGCGTCTCGGTCGCGCCGATGGACACGTCGAGCGCCATCACCTCGCGGCCGCGCCAGAGCAGCGCGGTGCGCGCGGGGGCGACAACGATCGAGTCGAAGCGGACGTACCACTGCTCGCCGTCCCGCACGAACGGGGTGTCGGGCCCGAGGTTGCCGTTGAGCATGTCGTCCTTCAACTGCTCGGCCACGCGCATCGTCGTCATCGCACACCTCCGGAAACCCCGGCACCACGCCGGGGAAGCTGATATTTGTCGCCGTGGGGGCAGGCAAGGCACGGCTCCCACGGCGGGGTAGAGCAGGTTTCGGGGCAGGGGTTGAAGGCGGCACCGCGACGCACGCGGCCGGTGAGCCCGTCGCGCTTGGTGCCGAGCTCGCGGTGGCTGTAGCCGGTCTCGCGCACGTTGACGCCGTCGGTGGCGCGGCGGTCGAAGTGAGCGCCCTCGGCGCGCAGCCGATCGAATTTCAGCCGCGAGCATTTGTCGAAGTGATCGCTGCCGTCGAGCTCGCACGGACACCAGCGGCCAGCCGGCGTGCGTTTGAACGTGATCGGCGACCCGCAGGCCGCGCACTTCGTAGTCCCTACCACGGCACCTCCCTGAAACGATGACCAATGTTAGCTCGCGCGAAAGCGCAAGTCGAGCGGTTTATGATCATCCGCTAAAGGCTGTTCATTGGCGTTCGCTGGCGTTCATCGAACACCCCCGGCGGGCGATCGCTGCTCCGCCCGCCGCAGGGTGGCGAGCGCATTGAGCGTGGAGCGGTGGTCCGACGGGCTGACCGACACCACCACGATGCGGCCATCCGGCGCTCGGAGCTTCAGGTGCCGCTTGCCGGTGACGTCGGTCCAACCGGACTTGAGCAGGCGCTGCACGTGGTCGCGCAGCGGGCCCTTGGGGATCGTTCGTTTCATGCCGCCTCCCGCACGGGGTAGCCGAACGCGGCCGACAGCGACGCTGCAGCCGCCGCCTCCTCGCGCCGCAGCGCCTCCGCCGCCAGCTTGGCCTCCTTGAGCGTCGTCGGCCGCGGCTTGGGGGTTGGTACCACCCGCGCGCGCTGGCGCGCCTCCAGGGCCCGCCGCCGGCCCTCGTGGAGGTTGTTGATGAAGGTCTTGGCGCGCAGGCAGCCGCACGAGCGGGTGAGCCCCTTGCGCAGGTGCTCGCCGATCACCACGCACTCCTTGCCGCAGCCGCACCGGCAGCGCCACAGCGCGCGCTTGCCCGAGCCCTGCCCAGGCGCGCGCCCGAGCACGGTCAGGTTGCCGTCGGCGAACACCTTGTCCGTGAGGTCGATCGCTTTGCGTCCCATCATCCTATCCCGTTAGCCGCTCGACAGCAGACGACGAGCCTTGACGGTGAAGCACACCGGAGACTCGCCGTCGTCGTCGCGCTCGTACTTCAAGACGATCAACCGCTGCACGATCGCGCGCAGCTGATCAACCTCCTCTGGTGCAACGTCGCCAGCGCACCCCCACGAGCCCTTCTTGTACACGCGCAGGAAGGCGTCGATGTCGCGGTCGAGGCGCTGGCGCTCGGTCATCCCCATCACCGCTCCCGAACGCAGCGGCCACCACAGAACGGGCGCGCGTAGTCGTCGCCGATGTGGTGGATATCGTCGAAGCGCAGCAGCGCGCCGCAGCGCTGGCAGCGATAGCGCAGCGGGTGCCGCACCGTCATCCACCAGACCTCGATCGCCACCAGAATCCTGTTCCACACGATCAACCTCCCGTGGCGACCGCCGCCTGAATGCGCCGGCCGATCCAGCGGATCACCGGCACCGGCATGCTGTTGCCGAGCCCCCGGTAGCGCGGACCGTCGGCGGCGGGCTTTCCCTTGACCGGGATCAGCGTGTAATCGTCGGGAAAGCCCTGGAGTCTTTCCGCCTCTCTGGGCGTGAGCCGGCGGACCTGCATCGCCTGCTGCAGATATGTCTGCTGCTTCATCCCCGGCTCGCTCGCGAGAGCGCCGGCGACATCCATCTGCCGCACTTCGTCGCGCTGGTTTTGGGCGAAAGCGACGGTGTGCGGCTGTAGCACCATTTGATGTTCGGGGATGCGTCCGGCACGCAGTGCGCCGCCCGTGTCGTACTCGCCAACGCCGTACTGGCTGTCTTGGTACAACACGCCCACTCGCGCCGGTTGCCCGCCGCCTGTCGCGCTGCCGATGTTGAGCGGTCCGATCGCCTCGCGCTCGCAATTCAGTTGCGGGTCGATCCCGTAGGCGACCGCGCCAACGCCAATGCCCGCTCGCCCGCCGCTCGGCGTCAGCACCGCATTCGCCGTGCCGTCGCTGCGCGTCTCGAGGTCGTGGCCGCCGTTGCGGTATCCGCCACTGCTGTCAGAGCCCGCAGCAAGGGGGCGGGCAATTCGCGCTCCCGCTTCGCGGCTCGGCGGAGAATCCCCGCGCAGGCGGTCGGGCTCAAGAAGTATCGGCGGTCGACGGGACCACTCTCCAGTGTCGAGGACAACGAACACGCGCGCGCGCCGCTGCGCCAGGTTGAACCACTGCGCGTCAAGCACGGCCCACTCGACGAGTCCCTTGGGGCCCAACGCCACTCCTTCGTTTCCCCATCCCTCCGTGGGGCAAACGACCGGGGATCCTGCCAGTGCACCAACCACGCAAGCAAAGTCTCGGCCGTCGTTGAGGCTGAAGGCTCCGGGCACGTTTTCCCATACGAGGAATCGGGCTCCGCAAAAAGCTGCTGCTGCATCGAATATCCTCACCTGTTCGTGGAACAGCGACGATCGCTCGCCCGCGAGTCCGGCGCGCTTGCCGGCCACACTCAAGTCCTGACAGGGCGAACCGCCGATCACGATATCGATCGGACCGAGGTCCGCGATCATGCGGTCGGTGATGCGCGTGACGTCGCCGAGGTTGGGCACCGTCGGGTAGTAGTGGCGCAGGAGGTCGCAGCAGAACGGCTCGATCTCCGCGACGCCGGCGCACTCCCACCCGAGCGGCGACCACGCGAGCGTGGCCGCCTCGATGCCAGAGAACAGCGACAGGTAGCGCATCACCGACCCGCGATCACGTGCGGCCGATGGGCGACGTGCCGAACAGCACCGGCACCGACATCGCCCCCTTGATCTTCTCGATGATGCCCTTCACCGCGTCCTCGATCACCAGATCCGGCCGCACAAGCTCGTACCAGAACGTGAGTTCGCCGCCCGCCGCGCGGTAGCGCAGGCGCGCCTCGATGCGGTACGCCTGCTCGTTGAGGTACGGGCGCAGCCCGAGCGCGAAGCGCGAGAACAGCGTCATCTTGGTCTCGGTCGCCTGGTCGTCCTTCGCCACCACGTTGAGCTCGTAGCTGCCCGAGGCGAGGCGCACCGAACTGCGGAAGCGCGTGTCCTGCTTCGCCTCGAAATCGAGCGCCATCTGCAGCATCTCGCCGCTGGTCGGGAACTTGACCCCTTCGACCGCCGTGCCGATGAACACCTCGGCGTTGTCCTCGATGAAGGCGGCGAACTCGGTCTGCGACATGGGCTTCGCGTTCTTGCCCGTCCAGCGCACCCACTCGGTCGAGTGGCGCGGCACGTAGACCGCGCGGTGGTCGCGCCATCCCGCCTTCTGGTCGTTCACGCCGTCGTCGTTGATCACGGCCACGATCGACAGCTTGCCCGTCGAGTAGTCCGGATCGACGTAGATGCGCGAGTCGTCGTTCTTGGTCGAGTTGACGTAGATGACGAAACTGGTCACGTCGGTGAAATTCGGCGCGCCGCGACGACGCGCCGGGATCGGCAGCAGGTGCGCGATCTCGGTGACCTTCATGTCCTCCGGATGCACGACGATCGGATTGCCGCCTTGGTCGATCATCAGCGGTTGGCGCATCTGCCGCGCGAGCGCGTCGACGAAATTCGGCTCGACGATCGGCTGCGGATTGCTGGGGGTGGGATTTGCCATTGCGTCCTCTTGGGTTGGGGGTTACGACGCCGTGCCGACGACGGCCGGCGCGGTGGGCTGCGACACGCTCTTGACCTCGCCCTCGACGGGCGGGGCCGCAGGCGCGACCTTGAAGTCGAGCTTCGACTGCTTCGGGTTGTCGACCAGGATCGAGCCCTCGGGGGTCGGGAACATCAACGTCTCGGCGACCTCCTTGAACGGCAGCTTGACGGTCAGCTTGTCGGTCACGATCAGCGCGGTGCCGGTGGCCGACATCGGCCGGATGGTGATGTCGAGCGTGAGTCGTCCCGGCTTGCGGTGCTCGCTGACGGCGAGCACGAGCTCGGCCATCTTCTCGGTCAACTCCTGCGACAGTGCGCCGCCACGGAGGTCGCGGATTTCGTCGGTGAAGCTACGGGGCATTGGAATCTCCTCGGGGTGCTGCGGGGATGGACCGCCGCCTACGCGGCGGCGGCAAGGGCCGGCGCAACCTCGCCGCCGGTCAACCAGTAGCAGTCGAACGTCGACGGCGCGGACTTCGGGAGCGCCTTCAACGTGCCGACCACCACCACGGTGTCGATCTCGCCCGCCTCGGCGAGCTTGTGCAGCCACACCAGCGCGCGCACGCGCTGCTCGGCGAGGTCGAGCACGTCGAGCCGGTCGAGCATGAAGATGCGGGCACCCGACAGCGTCGAGAGCGCGGCCGCCAACTGCGCGTCGGTGCGCCACTGCGCCGACTCCGAGCACAGCGCGTAGGCGCGGCCTTCGACGCGCACCGCCATGTCCGACGTGATCGACACCTGCGCCCAGCCCGAGAGCTCGGCCTGCCGCCGCAACTCGGCGTTGATGCCCTTCACCGCCTGCGCCAGCATTTCGCCGGGGATGCCGTCGGGCGAGAGCGCCTGCGCGAGCGCGTCCCAGGCGACGACGTCGGTGTGCGCCTGCAGCGCCTTCGCCGTGATCTGGTCAGCGCCCTCGCGCACGCCCAACTGCTGGCGCAGCGCGTCGGCGTCGCGGCGCTGCGAGCGCTGCAAGTCCTTGGTCTCGGTGATGCGCTGCGCGAGCGCGGCGATCGCCTCGGCATCCGGCGCGACGATGCGCCCGAGCTCGGCCTCCAGCCGCTTCTGGTTGGTCTCGCCGGTGACCGACTCGTTGACCGCCGCCTGCGCCGCCGCGAGCGCCGACTCCAGCCGCTTCAACTGCGGCGACAGCGAGGCGAGCTTCGCCACCGCCTCGGGATCGGCGAGCTTCGACGGGGCCTTGTAGTGCGTGAGGCGCAGCGAGCCGCCCGCCTCGGTGTCGCGCATGAGCATCACGCCGCACTCGGGGCAGGGAATGCTGTCGGGCTTCGACTCGCCGGTCGCCAACGCGCCGAGGCGCGTGATCTCGGCGCGCAACTCGGCGATGTCCGTGGTCAGTTTGGCGAGGGTCTGCTTGCGCGGGAACAGCAGCAGCGCCGCCGCCTTGGCGGCCGCAAGCTCGCCCGAGATCCGCTCGTGCTCGCTCACCGCGCGATTCTTGGCGGTGGCGTCGAGCGACAGGTGCTCGAGCAGCGCGGTGGTCTCGGCCTCGGCCGCGTCGGCGGCGGCGATGCGCGAGGCATCGACGTCGGGCGCTTCCTTCTTCCACGACGCGGCCTTCACCGAGCCGTAGGTCTCGCCGGTGAGCGCCTTCCACGCGGCCCGCGCCTCGCGCGCCCGCGACAGGCATTCTGCCGCCGCCGGCGCGAAGCCGCCGCGCAGGATGGTCTTGATGTCCTCCACCCGCACCTTGTCGTGCCCGCGGGCGATCAGCTTCTCGCACACTGCATCGGGCGATGCCGACAACCCCGACAGGTCGAACAGCAGCGCGCGCAACTCGGTGACCTCCAGCGCCGCGATGCGCTCGGGCGACAGCAGGTACGGCAGCGCGCGGCTGACCCCGGCGGGTTGAATCGGCACCGACGCGAACGTGCGCGCGCCACCAGGCAGATCGACGCTCGCGTTGCCGCGACCGTCCTCGCCGTGCCGCCACGCGATCTCGACCGAGCCCGCGTCCGCGCCATCGCGCAGCAGCTGCCCGATGTCGCGCTTCAACGCGACGCGCGCGAACTCGCCGGTGAAGGCGTGGCGCAGCGCGTCGAGCAGCGAGGTCTTGCCCGCCTCGTTGGCCCCGGCGAACAGCAGCACGGGGGCCTTGGGCATCAGCGTCACGTCGGTGAGCGCTTGGTAGTTCCGGATTTTGATGCTGTCGAGCTTCATGCCATCACTCCACGTTGCCGAACAGGCCGGTGTCCACCGGCTTGCGTTCGATCGGTTGCTCGGCGGGCGCGGGAGCCTTCTTCTGCTCGACCGGCGCGTCCGACTTGTTGGCATCGGGCTGCGGCGCGTCGGTGGGCGCAGCCCCCGTCGCTCCGGTCGCGCCTGCAGCAGCGGCCGCACCCTTGTCCTTCTCGGCGGCGTCGCCAGCGCCTTCCGCCGCCGGTTTCTTGGCGTCGGTGCTCGGGGCCTTCGCCCCCGGCCGGTTCGCCGCCTGCTCGCGCGCCTGCGCCCACGTCGCCTCGCCGTCGCGGATCGCCGCGTACACCCCGCGCAAGTCGACCAGTTCCTTCGGCGTGCAGGTGGCGATGTCGTGACCGATGTACTCGATCAAGTCGGTCGCCGGAACCCCGAGCTCGCCGAAGGCGTCGATGATCGCCTTGCGCTCGGCATCCGGATCGCGCGCGGCGTCGTCGAGGCGAATCTTGCGGATGATCGCCTCGGCCTCGTCCTGCAGGTCGCCGGGGATCACGCGCAGCCCGAGCGTGCGCACCGCCTTGCTGATGAGCGCCTGCCGCTTGTTGAGAATGTCGTCCTCGGTGCCGATGACGGTGTACACCGGCTTGCCTTTGGAGTTTTTTCGCACCGACACGTAGCTGCCGTCGTCGGACGGGAACGAGCGCTCGACCGTCTTGCTCACCCGCACGTCCTGCGAGTAGGGCACGTTCGCCTCGAGGTCGACGACGACCACCGAGTGGATTTCCTTCTGGTCGTCCTCGTACACCTGCGAGACATCGACGCTCACGTTCTTCATGCAGCGCAGCGCGACCTCGACGAAGCGGATGCCCAGGCCCTCGACGCCGCCGCCGATCGGCTTGTTGTAGAGCGCCGACTTGTTGCGCGCGAAGCTCGGGCGCTTGCACTCGCCGAGAAGATCCTGCCGCACCGCATCCCACACGCGCGGTTGCCGCAGCGCCATCACGTAGCGCGCTTCGGCGAGCGCCTTGGCCTTCGCCGCGACGCCGGCCGAGGCGGTCTCCACCGCGCTCACCGCCATCGCCAGCGGCTGCTCGACCAGCGCCGTCGACGGCGCAGGCGCGGCAGCATCGCCGCCGGTCGTGCGCCGCATTTCACTCAATGATTTTGCCGATGCCATCGTAGTCTCCCGTTCGATAAATTGGTGTGGTCCCCGCTGCCTGCGTTTGCCTCGGCGGGGGCGATGGGCTCATGGATGAATCGAAGGCCAGTACACCCTACGGTCGGCCCACCTTCGATTCCTGCACGCAAGGCTCACAGCTACAAGTCGGAGCCGACCGCCCCTACTTCCGCCACCGACAGTCCTTCCAGATTGGACAGAATTTCTCCCCGCACAGGTACGAGCGCGGATTGCCGGGGAACAGCCCGCGGTGAATCATCTCGGACGCGATCTCCAGCGAGCCGCGCTGCACCCCGTCACCGAGCAGCATCGCGCGCGCGCCGACCACCTCGCCCATTCCAACACGTTGCGACCCCGGCGTCTTGGCCGAGGTCATGCCGATGATGTTCCCCGGCAGCGTGATCGGGATGCCGGACGCGTGCTCGGCGATCAACTCGTAGATGCCGATCTGCGTCTTGTGCGGCGCGGTGTTCACCGTGCCGTCGGCGGCCACCGCCGTCTTGCCGGTTTTCATGTCGCGGATGCCGTACTGCCCCTCCGGATCCTTGTGCAGGGTGCGGCCGATGCGATCGGTGGTGCCGGTGAGCTCCAACCCGAGCTCGGGGATCAGCAGCGACTCGCAGCGCACCTCGATGCCCTTGTACTCCTGCGTGGGCGCGATGGTGGCGCAGTATTTCGTGTGCAGCGAGAGCGCGATCGACTCGGCTTCCTTCTGCGTCAACTCGTCGCCACCCCACACCACTGGGTCGCGCTCGCCGTTCTCGTCGGACGGCTTGTTGACGGCGTCGACGACGGCACCCGCCGCCTCGTTCACCGTCACCGGATTGCCGTCCATGCGGGCGCGGTCGAACACCGCCGAGCCCGCGTGCACCGCCGTGCCGATCACCGCGCCGGGGCCGTTGGGCGTGCGCAGGTGCATGATGTGCTTCGCCTCGAAACGCGCGGGGCAGTCGAACAGGTCGCCGAACGCGGAGGCACGAACGCGGATCGCATCACCCATGACGGCGGTCCTGCTCGACGAGGATCAAGCGCGGCTGCTCGGCCACGCGCTGCGGTCGCCGCTCGATGGCGGGCTGCTCGCGCGCGGCGACGTTGGGCAGCGACGGCAGTCGCCAGCTGCGCTTGGGCTGCTCCTCCAGCCCGCGCAACTGCCGCTTCAACCGCGTGATGTGCTCGGTGTAGGCGGCGACGGTCTCGGGATACGATCGGTGCGCGCGCTCGATCTGGTCGAGCGTGTCGCAGGCGTCGCGGATATCGCGCTGCACCGACTTCTTCAACAGCCACTTGAACAGTCCCATAAGGCCCTCCGGTTATGAACAACGGGCCGCGAGCAGCGGCCACCAGGAACAGAACGCGTCGGTCAGGCGCAGCGCGCCGACGAGCGACAGCGCGACGCACATTGCACAGAGGATTCTCTCAAGGCGCGGGCTCACGACATGAGCCTGTGCCATGCGTAGAGGCCGCCGAGGTCGATCGCCACGATCACGCCGAGCAGCACGGCGGCGGCCGCGAGGATCCACAGCCACACCCGCACCCGAGCGCGATCGAAATAGCCGGACGGCAACCCGCTGGAGCGGGATGCGCGCAGCCACTTGTCGAAGTCGTCCATCCGGAAATCTCCCTGTACCCGCTCACAAGGGAGGCCACGCGAGCAGCCTGTCTGGGCCAGCGCAGGGAGTCGCCTCCCTAAACGTCACCGCCGCATGACCTCGCTTGTGAGCAGGTGGACCGACTGTAGCAAACGCTAACGCGAGGCGCAAGTCACTTCGGGGGGAACGCCGCTAAATATTCGCGCATCAACAGCGGCCAGCGCTGCGCGCCGGTGCGCTGATCGGGCACCGACTTCCTCGGCACGTAGAACTCGCAGCGGCGCGGGACGATCAGCGTCGGGTGGTAGTGCTTGCCGACGTCGCGGCGCTCGGCCAGGCACTCGCCGGTGAGCGGCCGGAACAGCGAGCACGTCGGACAGCTGATGCGGTCGTCGTCGGCGTCGGTGTAGGCGACCACTACCGCAGCCACAGCACGACCCACGGTAGCAGCGCCGACAGCAGCAGCGCGCCCAAGGCGAGCCCGATCATGCCGAGCTCGCGTCGCCGGATGCGCAGCAGGTTCGTCGAATGGTTCTCGCGGGCGATCTCGAGATCGGTGTCGAAGCGCGCGATCGCATCCAGCCGCTTGCGCTCGCGGTCATCCATGATCACCCCCGTCGGGCAGCGCCGCCATGACCGGCGCGGCGAGCACGCGCTGCAGGCCGATGCGCGCCGGACCGGCCGGACCGGCCGCGATCGCAGCGCACGCCTCGGGGTTGCCGATCAAGACGTGCTCGATCGGCGCGGGCAAGCCGTTGGCCGAGTTCTCGGCCTCGATGATTCCGGCCAGCCGCGGCGCGCACAGCGGCACCTCGCCGCGCGAGCGATAGCCCTGGTAGCGGGTGCGGAACTCGTTCGCCACGAAGGGCCACTCGTCGGCGCGTTTGCTGCACAGCAATATCCAGCCGCCCATCTCCTGCAGCACGCGCATGGTGATGCGATCGTCGAAGGTGACCGACACGTAGGGGCCGCTCGAGCGCACCGCCGCGTCGACCGCCGCCCAGGCCACCTGCGCCGCGTCGACCGAGGTGCCGATGAGCATCCGCAGGATGTCGGCCGGCTTGGGCATGAACTGGCCCGTGTCGGGCGAGAAGATATGCCGCTGGAACGCGGCCTCCACCGCCCCGATGTCGTGCCCCTTCAGCCCTTCCCACCACAGATCCGCGAGTTGGTCGCTGATCGCTTTGCCGTAGTTCTCCGCGCACGCCGTGAGCATCGCCGCGAACCGTTTGCGGTCATTCGTATTCATCCTGAGCCTCCTTTCGGTCAAGCCACCCCTGCAGGTTTGCCGCCGTCTGCTGCCCCGCCGCCGACAGCTGCGACATGGCCCGCACCTTGGGCGACGCCCACTCGGTGCGCACCTGCTCGGCGCGCGACAGCAGGCACCCGACCGAGTGCTTCTGCTTCACGTACCACGCGTCGTTCGACCGGACGAAATACGCGGCCACCGCTGGGGCCTCGGCCTGCCCGAGCCGCGCCACGAGGTTCGCCACCTGCCCGTTCACGGTCGCGTTGCGGACCGGCGGCACCCCGTAGCGGGTGAGGTAGGCGGCGGCGTAGGCATCCCACGTCGCCGACGACGCGGACACGGCAGCGCCCGTTTTCGGGCGTTTGGCGCGTTTGCGGGCGGCGGGAGGGTCAACACTCGTCGGCGGCGCGCCCGCGCCCGCAGCGGCCGATTTACCGGGGTCCACGGCGGGCGGCGGGGGATCCGTCGGAAGCTTGGGTGCGGGTGGCACCGCCGGTTGGTCAGCAGGAATGGGCTCGACGTCGATTGGATCGCCGGGGCCCTTCGCACCGGGGGGGGTGTCAACCCCCCCCGAAACGGGGTGGCTCGTCGAAACCGGAGTGACCCCCTCCGGATGGGTTTGACCTACTCCCGTTCCAGATCCAGTTCCAGATCCAGATCCAGATCCAGTGGGGTTACTAACCGGGTAGTAACCAGTTACTGACGGTTTGTCGCCGGTTACGGGGAATGGCGTGACCGTTGATCCAAGCGGCTGCGCCCCCGTTTTTTGGTGACGCTCGCGCCAGCGCGCCTGCTTTTCCCGGTTCGCCTTCCGGCCGTTGATCATGTGCAGAACGTGCTCGGTGACGATCGGGTGATACAGCCTGCCGTCGTCGCATTTCACCCAGCCGCGCAGAAGGATGTCGCGGTGCGCATGAAACAGGGAAGCATCGATCCCGAGCTTGGCGGCGATAATCGCCTCCTCGGGCGGCAAGGTTCCACACGGAGCCTGCTCCCACGCGACCATCCACAGCATCAACAGCCACGGCCGAATCTCGGGGCGCGCGAGCGTCCAAGTGTCGGATTGCCGGATGCGGGTCGTGTCGAGCGGAAACATCCATCCGGCGGCACGGGTGTCGGG